GCATATATACACATACATTAGGATCCCTTTCTAGAATTAAGGGGGGTAGCACGGAATAAATACTCTATTTTTTGGTGTCGCGTTGGTACCTCTATTAGAATAAAGATACACGCGACACGCGCGACCGCTCGCGCATAAAAAAACGCTGTCCGTGAAACACGGACAGCGTTAACTAATTAATTTAGATTTTATTAACTATCTAAGCTACTTATACCTAGCTTAAATTTTTTAAGCATTGGCTTAATCTTTCTAAGTACCGATTCTGTTTCAAATATTAGATTACTATTAGCCGCGCTTGGTTCGTTGCTTTTATACGCTGAAAGCTCCTCGCCAAATACATAGTTGATACGGTCAATATCGGAACCAGTTAAATGAACGGTATAAGTATTAGTCCATTTTAACTGGCTCTTATCCTTTGGAAATGTGAAATTAAACTCTAATTGTTTCATACATACCAACCCTTTGTAACGTCCTTTTCTATAACAATCGCGTTGCCCAATACATCTTGAATAAGTGCATAAGTGCCTGATTTATTCAATATTTTTGATGCCTCGACATTTATTGGCGGCCTAGGTGCTTTCATTAAGGCGTCCTCCATAACTATCATTTTTTTGCCGTCTACTAATTTAACGACAGTTACGTATCCTCCAATAAACGCTTGAGCTTGTTTTATAGATATCGGCTCATCGTCTTTTTTTATTGTCTTTGTTTTCATCATTGCCCTTTGTTAGTTGTTTAATTTATTTTGAATAATTTCAAAATATTATCTTGATTTATAAATTATTCTAAAATATAAATCAAGCAATATCAAAAATAATATAGGATGGTAAATTATGTACGATATAGAGACAATAAAACAAATGAACCAAGACGCTGGTCAAAATGCAATCGAGCAGGGTCTTGAACCTTTAAAATTTAATTCAGTTGATATGAATAATTTAAAGGGTGGAGATATAACTCCAATCAGGTCAATGCCTGATCTAGGAGATAGCGTTCCAAGTGGTTGGAGTAGGTTTGATCTTGGTAAGATAAAAGACAAATTTACTTACAGCTCCAAAATCTACAAAGATGATGCCCAAGGACAAGGTGCCTTTTTTGTGGACCAAGGTTTTGGCTCTGAAAATGAACCAGCAATGACTATTCCGCAATTTATAAAAAGTTTATCTGAAATATGGAATATCAATAAAAAACTTGGTTTTGGTATAGTTGAGACTGGTCAATTTCAGGTCAAAATTGGAGTGTTTGAAAAAATGAAAAAAACAATGAATTTTAAAGTCTTATAAACCTAAAAATACTTGAGCCGTGAGCATTGGTTCACGGCTCATTATTAGAGGGTCTATTGAACCCTGACTACTTGAAAAAGAGTAGTCCATAAGAGAACGGCAATAGACCCTCTAATAATTTGGAGAGTTATTATAGGACCAGTAAGTGTCGACTGTAATAAAATAAAATGCTTTACTGGTCCTCTAATAATTTAAGAAAATTTTTATTTTTTATTTTATTTTTCAAGGCACAAGCTAGAAATTTCATTTACAAGCGCGCAAGCTAAAAAATTTTATACAAAAACGCGCAAGCGCCATAGTTCAAAAACCATATATTATAAAAAGTTTTTCATTAACAACGGATCACGGCTTTTTGCTGAATAATAACCCATAAGCAACGGCAGGTGAGATAACAGAAATATTAAGAAAATATATATTAATTAATACTTATTTGATTAAATGTGAGTTTATTTTTTTAGGGTTATTGATGCTCTAAATCGTTATAATTATATTCATATTTACAAGATTTACACTTCCATAATATTATAAACCTAGGTTTTTTATTTGGGTATTTGAACCAGTTTTTTTTAGGATATACTTTGGTTGAGGAGCATTTAGGACACTCGATTTTATTTTCAATAATGCTTATGGGTCGCTGGTCTATATAATATGACATAATAATTTTAATATGGCAGGCAATCTTGACAGTATCTTTTATCTAAATTAGCTCGATAGTCATTAGATATATATTGACCGCAACAACGGCAATTAGAAAAATAATCAGTTTTTTTGCTGTTATCTTTTTTCTTTCTAGGTTTTTTTAATTCTGTTTTTTGTTTAATATTAGATAACATAGTAAACAGCCGCCAATTATTATTGTTAGGTCAAATATCATAATCTATTGAATTCTTTTAAATGTTGTTTTTCAGCATCTTTTATAGCATCCTCTATATTTTTTCTTATAAAATTAGGATGATATAATAAATTTTCTAATTTTCTAATTAATTTAAAATGCTCGCGTCTTAACTTTTTTTGTCTTTTTGTCATTTTACATACTATCTATAAATGGATCAGGGTATTTTTGATTATTTTTAATATCTTTTTTAGTTTTTTCTATATGCCCCTCTATTATTGTTTTAATTTTAACGTAAGTTGTAAAATCAATATTATTTTTGATAGTGTTAATATCCATCAATAAGTCTTTTAATGCTGTTAATTTTGCATATCTTGCGCTCGATTGTTGCGCCTCATTTATATCTTGCGCTGTTTTAAATGCCTCTAAAAATAAGTCTGTCATATCTTTAAGTCCTTTACTGTTAATTTATATCTTTATATAAGGGACAATAAACCATTGTCCCTTATATTGTCAAGTATTAATTTTCTATTCTTTTTAAAGTATTGGGGTTAAGCGCTATAGTTAACATAGATGACCCATTTTTTAACGCCTCATTCAAATCAACCGCTTTAGCCGTTAAATTAGGATAGCTTAAAGTCAATAATAGATTTTTAACTTTACCGTCTATAGCGTCCAATTCTTTACCCTCGACAGTTGTTTTTCTAAATTGCTTTGTAAGTTCCTCGCGACAAATACGCGTTAATTTTTGGTTAAAATCGTCAAAATCATTATCATAATTAGACCAATACTCGTCCCAGCCGTTAATTTTAGACTGGCGCTCGCATATTGTTTCAACCTTTTTAGCTTGCGATTTAACCGCGTCTTTTAGAGCTTGTTTTTTATTTTCTATTGAACGCTCAAAATCTTTAAGCGCCTTTGTCGCTTTTTTTAAAGCTTCCAAATCTTTTTTGACTTTAGTATCTTTTAAAAATAATTGATATTTTTTGTCAAAAACTTCATCGACTTTATTGTCAAGCGCTCTATTTAATTCACGCTTTTTTTCTGCGGTTTCATCTTTTATTATTTTTTCATATACTTTTATTTTCTTATCTGAAAAAATAACTTGTTTATGTGTATCGTCTTTTTTCATTTGTCCTCCGTTTGTTTATATCTTTATATTTTTTTATATATCACCATTGACAATATTGTCAATAGGGACTATATAGGATATTGACAATTAATTGTTAAATTTATTGTCCTTAAAAGACCCCGTTTATGTCATTAAATACGCGCGAGGTAAAACGGGGTTTTAAAGAATATGAAAGTATGAAATATAAATATAAAGAACAAAAAAAATTATTAGGTAGTTCAACCTTTAAAATGGCTAAATCAAGTAAATATAAATATTTAAGTGAAATATTACATTTAGCGCCATCTAATATAGGAGGGGTCAATATATGTCCAAGCTCAAGCCCAAAATGTGTAGATTTATGCTTAAATGATAGCGGTCGCGGTCAAATGACAAGCGTGCAAAAATCAAGATTAAACAAAAAATACTATTTTCTAGCTGAAAGACAAAAATTTTTAAAACATTTAGACCGCGAGATAAAACTCTCAAGCGAGCGCGCAAAAAGAAAAAAATTAAAATATACTGTAAGATTAAATGGAACGTCCGATTTACCGTTTGAAAGATACAAGCTAGAAAACGGCTTAAATCTTATGGAAAATAACCCTAACGTGCAATTTATAGATTATACAAAAATTAAAAATAGATTATTTCAAAAACTTCCTAAAAATTACAGCTTAACTTACTCGCAAGCGGAAAATAATTTAGAGGACGTTAAACAAGTATTAAAAACAAAATACAATATTGCAACAGTATTTAGAAAAAAACTACCTAAAAAATGGTTAGGCCGTAAAGTAATAAACGGTGATAAACACGATTTAAGACATTTAGACCCAAAAAAGGTTGTAGTAGGTTTGATTGCTAAAGGTCGAGCTAAAAAAGATTTTAACGGGTTTGTGCAGGATGTATAATTTTGCGCAGATATATGGCGGGTTGATCTGTGTACATACTACGGTTGATCGCAGTACATACTCGCTATATTTTAAGGGGTAGTCTCGAGACAAAAGTTCAGCAACGCTACCCCTTTAAAACTAACAAGCGACAAGCGCAAGCGACAAGCGAGAAAGGATAATATGAAAAAATATAAAGTAACAGCTAGTCAAACTATTTACGCAACATACGAAATAGAAGTTGATGCAGATAACAAGGAACAAGCGGAAAAAAGAGCGTTAGCCACATCTATAAATGATTGGGACGATGAACGTTTTGAAAATGGTGATGCACTAGACGTAGATGAAATAGAAGAGGTACAAGAATGACACAACGAGAAAGGATAATATGAAAAAATATACTATTGACAATGACTTAACAAGGGACTATATAGGACTTGAGATCAGCGGATAAGTCCGTAAGGGTGAAGTTTTGGGAACCCCTGTCCGAAAATCTACTTTAGTGTAGGTGCTGATCGCTGATCTGTGCAGGTCGCATTCAAAGAAGTCTAGACCACCTCGCACAGATCTGGGATCAGGGAATTGGTTTGGATGAAATATGCCAAAGTAAAAAAGTTCCAACCCTGATCCCTAGTGTGAGATCGCACCTAAACAGAAAGAAAAATATGAAAAAATATACTTTTATTGTAGCAATGGATGTTGAATATAATTTTTATTCAAAAGACATTAAGACAGCAATAGATACACTTTTAAGAAATCATAATGAAACTATTAAAGGTGAAATCTGGAATGATATACATAGAATAACTGGAACAGAGGGTTATAGTGGTTCTACAATTATTGAAACAGATATTGATAAAAAAGAAAAAACATATCATTTAATAAATAACAAACCAAAATTATTAAAACAACAAGCGAGAGAGCAGAAAGGATAATATGGACGGATCAATAGTATGGAAAATAAATTGTGCTACTAAACACGGAGTAGATACAATTTTAGTTAGAGGGGATAGTGAACCCACAAAAAATCAATTAGATAAAATATATAAAAGAATGTTAGTAGAGTATGACATAGATAAAGATGATGAACGTTGCTATGTAGAATTAGCGGGGGGCATTGATATAAGAGATATCCCATTTACAGAGGACTATTTAAAACAAGAGACATTATAAATGACACAACGCTATGAAGTACAAACTAAATTTATTTATGGTTGGGAGAATGTTTGGCGTGACGAAGACGGCAAGCTAATATATTTTAATACTAGAGAGCAAGCTATAAAAGAATTAAGAAAAAATGTAGATGATTGGAATAATGACCCAAACACTACATCTAAATATTATTATAGTGATTATAGAGTTAAATCTACAAGCTAGACAGATACTTTACACAATCTTCAAGCGAATCAACAATAGGATCAAGCGATGACAATGATGAGTCTACAAGCGCAAGCGATTGCTTACCTTCAAATAATAGATGCTTATCCTTCCACTCCACAAGCACAAAAGAATTTTTGGGATGTTGGAAATGAAATGATATTTGATGAGGGGACAAGCGAGCTTTGTTGCCGTTAGCTACCTTAAGTTCTACTGTGAAAAAGGTGCGATTAGAATTATAGCCCAATAAATCAGGAGTCCCAAATAAGCTTTGGTTTTCAATTCTAGTCCAAATGACATCTTTTGAAAGATTTTTAAGTTTTTTATATAGTTTAGATTCAGCACCCATTTCATAATTTTACCTTTGGTTAATAATCTTTTACATAACCAGGGGGTAAAATTAGTTTCTCTTCTCTATTAGGTTTTAAGACAACTCGAATAGAAGTATCGTTTGGGTTGGTACTCTCGTGAACTTCTATTCGTCTTATCTCTTCTAAGTAGCCACCTTTTGTTGCAATATATATTTTAGCATTACTTACAGCATTGCCACGTCTACCGTTATTTCCTTCTGTAAACTTATCTAAATATTCTTGCAGGTGTCTAACAAACATTACTTACCTGTTTTTTGTAATCGATTTGATAAATCTTCTATCACTTTTTTATACCCGTGCAATAAATTTTTATCTTGGACGTGTTCGGATTGTGATTTTTTTAAATCATATATCTCTTTACGCAAAACTCCATTTAACTGTCTGTGCGCTTCATTGATATCATTCAAATCTTTTATCCTATCTGCAGCATATTTAAGTTGCTCATTTAAAAAACGAATTTGCAGCTCTAATTTTTCTATCTGTTTAGTTAAATCTAAGTCCCCGCGATCTTCTTTCATACCTTGACAATATAGGATAGTTACCTTAAGTTGTCAAATATGGGAGTACCAAAAAGACTTACGGAAATGCAACGTAAATTTGCTGAATTATTAGTATTTGGCGATAACGGAAAAGCACTTACAAAAACAGAGGCGGCTAAATTAGCGGGTTTCAGTCCTAATAGATGTAGGCAAGAGGGGTATGAGCTAACAAACCCAAAGATACACCCTTTGGTTGTAGACTACATTGGAAAGCTTAGAGAAGAAAAATTACAAAAATATATGGTGACATTTGAGGGTCACATAGCAGAACTAGATCGTATAAAAGAATTAGCACTTAAGAAAGGTAGTTTTTCATCTGCTGTAAACGCAGAAACAAACAGGGGAAAGGCAGCAGGTTTATATATAGACAGGAAGATAATAAAAACTGGTAAACTTGAGGATTTAACTGAGTCTGAATTAGAGGCTAAAATGAAACAAATATTAGATGATTATGCACCTCTTTTAAATGCAAAAACGATAGAAGGACAGGTTATAACTTCTGAATCTTCTTCACCCAAGCCCGAGGAATCATCGTCCGATCCCCAAAAGTAAAACCATCTTCATCTTTATCATAAGACGCAAACAATTTAATAGATTTTTTATCTTTAGAATATAACCAACCTTCATTAACTGGCTTAGCTAATTGCATTCTATCAAATTCTTTTTCGGTAGCCCAGCCCGAATCACTCACACAGTCGATCCACTCCACTCGGACTTTAGGAAAAGGTATGTCGGGAGTTCCAGTTGAGGCAACGCTTTTTCTTCTTTTCTTGGGCATAAAATATTTTTATCACCCCTATAAGAGTTATACCAGATAAATCACCTTCAGTGATACACACTTACGCGCGCGCGAAGGCACCACTAACTCTTGAGTATGACATAAATTTATGTCAAAAATTAAGTTTTTGTCACTGTTTTTGTCAACACTTTAGCCAGTAAAATCAACACTTTTAGTTGATTTTGACAAAAAGACAAAAATTTTTCATGTTTTTTTTCAACAACACTAATTTATCTGTGATATCTCTTATATATTGTCTATGCCTCTTTTTTGCCATAAAGTTGTCTCAATGTTGCCATCTTATCCTCAGCGTCTGTAATAATCTGTAACAGTTTGTCAACTTCACCAGTGATATCGATATGCTCAGGTATGATAATGGTACGGTCTATAAAGGTATCTATTTTAAATTTAGCATCAGACACTTCTGCCTCGTATTTTTTCATTAACGTTTGATACATCTTATCTCTCATTAAAGTCCTCCTTGGTTATGTTTATATTAGCCTTTTCTTTTTCATCATGAATTAGGTCATGATACATGTCCAATCTCTTCAAAAATCTATGTTTCCATATCCTTAGTTCATGATCCGTGAACGAAAATTCTTGAAAATATAAATCAGGTGTACATACCATTATAATACCTTTACGAATCATGGAACCATATACGTAATCATGAGCCATGGCGTATGCAGCAATTTGTAAGAAATAGTCATCTATCCAATCTTTATTTTTGGGGCGGTTAGCTTGTTTAAAGTCTATAATAGTTTCAACACCGTTATGTAAACAAACGAGATCAGTAGACCCAGCATACAACCCAGGATAGTGTAGCATAACTTCACTACCATAATACTCTTCAACTGGCGTAAGACCCATCTCAATAATTTTTTTGGCCATGGGCTTCGCCTCCTGTCCGACCTCTGTAAGATCATCGTACCCAACTCCCTCCACATGAGACTCGATAAATTTGTGCATGGCTGTTCCCCGCCTACTACTAAGATTTTTGATTCGTTCTGCTTCTTGTTCTCCAACTTTGGCCTTCCATTTAGTTAAAAAAGATTTATCTTTGGTGGCTCCTAATATAGTAGTTACAGACGGAAGTCTATAACCTCCTATATCATAGACCCGTGATCCATTGTTATTTATCTGTTCACCTTGTATATAGTTGTATTTATTACTTTTTTTCATTTTAATTTATTTATAACATAATAGATTATTAACAAAGCTACCAATACGCAAAACATATTATAAAAAAACATACCAAAACCAAATATAGTCGTCATAGTTTATTCTTTAACTCTTTCAAGTATTGTTCGTTTTCGACCCTTTCTTTTTCGTACTCTGGCACGAACTTCTCAATATTATTTAAGGGCGCAGAGTCATGTACGTTACCGCTAACAGATATCCGTATACAATCTGATTTATAAGGCGCAACCCAGTGTTTCAACCACGCGGGAAAAATATACATATCGTTCTCTTCAGGAAAAAACGATTGATAAGTTACACAGTCTCTAGGGCCATCACCATAGACAAACTGTATACCCCCTGGTCCACAAGACTTACCTTTGTAGGATGCGTTTTCTTTTTTCAACTCATCAGGTATCTGTAAATATATTACAAACGATAATTTACCATCATGATCGTGTGGTGGGTTAAAATCATTTTGTTTTTGATAATTAATCCATAATGCTGTCATAATATAATGTGGTCTTTTTTCATAAGGTTTGTTAATAAATTTTTCAAACATTTGATCGTACACACCAAGATACCTAGATATTTCAGGCACAATCAAAGTTTTAGACTCATCACCATAGCCTGTTTCTTTGTCCAAGATCCCCGCTAATTTATCTGTGTAATCTAGTTTATTTTTTCTTGCCTCAGTTAATAATAACTTTTTAAACTCATCTGTTATCTTTACTTTGACAACACATGGCCCCCAGTTAAACATTTGTACTTGTATTTGATCTGTCATTCTAAACTCATTGCCTCCTTATATGTTTTTAAATCAACTACTTTACCCTCTAAAAGATAGTCAGGTTCATAGTGGTCTATTATTTTTTCTATCGCTTTCGACTTTGTTTGTGCATACGGCCAAAGTAATCTAGCAACTTGATACGCATCTCTAAAAGTTACTCGCCAAACATACTGTGTTAAAAATTTTGTACCGTCTTTACGCAAACCTTTTCTAGGTTTTATTCTAACAGAACCAACTCCTAATATGTCATGCACCCAATATACTACACTTTCATCAGTCATAGCTATTTCCATATTTATACGCCATGTTTTTGTAGTTCGGTAACCCTTACCCTTATGTTTTTTCTTCTTTTCTACATACTGTTTTATTTGAACACAGCCCTCACCATCAAATAGTCCAGCTATATACGCTACATCAGTTTCACTTATCATGTTTTATTATCCATCTAAGTGTTGATGTGGTTGGATCAAAGTTATCAAACTCTATTCTAGTGCAACTTGTTAGTAGGACCATCATCAATATCGTTGTCATTTTCAACAGTTTCATAAAACTCTCCTTCCGAGTCACAGTCCCAACACTGATGAGTGTAGGTTTCAGAATCATTAAAATGTTTAATTGAAACAAAACCATTACCTCTACAGGTAGGACAAATTATCTTTCTTACTTTACTTGCCTTTAGTTTTGCCATTTAACTTTTTTGCTTTCTCGTTTGCTATTGCTTCTATTGTTTTAGATATAGACAACTTTGCATCGGGCAATAATACCTTCGACAAAGACTCTAATATCTTATATGTTTCTTTCGTCAGAGAAACATTTTTGTACTTAGTCATGTCAGTCATGTGTTTCCTTTCATAATTTAAAAGCCTAATATAGGTGATATTATAGGATTGTCAATGAAAATTGTATTAATATTAGTAATGTGTAGTTTTACAACTGGTGACTGTATACCACCATATACTTTAGAAAAAGAATTTAATGATATGTATGATTGTTTACTTAATGGTTATGAAATGGCAAGAGACAAAACTATCGAAATAGGTAGAGACGAAGTCAATAAACACGGTATATATATTAAGTTTGGTTGTAAAGAAGTGCCTACAGCTTGACAACGTTAAATTTTAATGTTAATTTTATAGTATCTTTTCATCATTAATAGTAGACACCTGCTTTATTTTTTTCCCTTTATTAGTCAGTAAAGTGGGTGTCTCATTATTCCACATCAATAGTAATCCCACCACAAACATATAAATAATTAATATTAAACTACTAGAAATAATTAATGTTAACATTGAATCTAGCTGATGCATTTGTGCAAGTCGTGCTGTTGTGTTTAACACTAGAATCAAAAATTAACGCTTGATTCTCTACGGAGGGTACAAATTTATTACCTATTTGCGTTCCCCCGTCACAAGTATTTAATGAAAAAACACAACCTTTATGTTTAAATAAATTATCGACATGAACGGCATGGTGATATATTTTTTGTGTTCTTGGATACATATTAATTTTCATTCTTATTAAGGCTTTTACTTTTAATTTATCTAATAAGGGAGTAAATAATTCAAAAAAACGACTGTTCGGTTTGTTTTTTATGTATAATACGTGCGTAAAACAAAAATTGTCTTTATTTCGTTCCTCTGTTTCGGAGGCCACTGTATCCTGAAAATAAAAAGGCACGTTACCAGATTTCATAACGTTTTGTTTTAAATCTAAAAAATATTTATTGTCTAAAAAATTTTTTTTAATTTTCATCATTCACAAATAAAACCTTGAACAGTACCTCTACCATCATTTAACACCCAACCTTTTGTTTCAACATACTTTGATATTGTTTCCCTGTGATCGTCTGCAAACATCAGACACTCGTGTACTTCCATCGGTCGACTGAAGTCGAGTCGCTCTTTTACCAAGGTTCCATCGAACAGCAATATTAGTATTACTAGTGTTTTCGCCATACCACTCCTTAATTAAACGATACCAAAGATCTTTATAATATGGATTGTTAGTTTTATTCCAAAGAATTGCAGCCTCGTCAATCTGTTTTTGACTTATCATTTACACTTGTGCCCCAACTTAATGCTGATTTTAAACCTGGTGCTTGTATTTGCATATCAACACCATACGTTCTCCACGCATTTTTTACAAGGTTTAATTCCAGCAATAAGTTAGAGTATTGTTTTGAACTACCGCTTTTAACTTTTATGGTTATGACTTTCTCTTTTGCCATTTTCTATTTCTTCAAGTCTTTCTCTTAGTTTTAGTTTTCTTTCTGCGAGATAGTTTTCCATATCAGTTATTTCAAGTATCTTTGATAAAAGATCTCCTTTTTCTAATAGTAAATCTATTTGATCTTTACTAGACATATTAGTTAGCCCCCTTAACTTTTTTAAATTCAAAGAACTCTTTGAGACTTTTTATTTCTTTTATAACTTCGTATCTATCATAAGCATTTTGTCCTGCATACATAGCAGTATCATATACTTTTTTATCGCTGTCATAAAAATGAACTGTTGGAATACCTATGTCTGGTACGTCACTCAAATCTTCTTTTTTAGGAACCTCTATTTCTTTATCGGTATAAAAAATATGATCTGGTGTCATCTTAGGCATGTTCTTTTTTAAGTTTTTAGACACGTCCATGATGGTGTCTTTAAAAGATTTTTTCTCTAAGACTCCATATTCTTCGTTGTGTTTGTCATATACTATTTGCATTTTTTTCTCCTTTGTTGCTTTCTTGTATTTGTTGTTAATATAGGATACTTAGGGACGTTTGTCAACGGCCTTGACCACGATATTTTTTTGTCATTCTTTTTGTATGTTTATTAGGACTTTTCTTGTGTCTCCCAGGTCTCTTTCTTTTTGTTCTCAATCTGTACGTGTTAACGCCAAATAAAGGTTTCTTTTTACTCATGTCCGAATAATTTATCTACTTTTGATTGTAATGATTTAGATGAAAATGTTGGTAAATAACTTATTTTACCATTGATATGTTGTTGTAAATCTGAGCCGCACGTAACACATCTATAATAATCAGAGGCTATACTGACTAACATTGTAAC